TCTCAGTTCCCTTGATTGTCCGAGGTCTCTAGCCGTCTGGCTCATCATTCGTGATGACCCAAAACAGTTAAAGTCCCTCGGATTCGATCCTTTGCATTACAAGGACCGTTTTGATCTTAGGGACGCTTACACTGCTACCAAAATCCTATCGAAATCCGATTTTCTAAAAACCGGTATAAGAAAGGACGAGGTAGCTATCGCTAAGTTTCTAGAAATGGAACTTAGATGTAAACGCACGAATGGCCGATTCAGGGCACTAGCTTTCGACCCACAATATACGGGTTCGAACGTTACATTGCTTACTGCAATGCAGCGTAAAATTGAAAGTGTCCTTGTCGGTTACTCGCCTGATGAGCTTTTCGAACTAGCCAATTGGGGTCCAGGAGCTACCACCCTTACAAAAGGGATGGATGCGACTGCTTCCAATAAGTTCCAGTTAGAAACTGGAATTACGCGAGACTTGTACTCCCTTGTTGCCCCCTGTCTCACGACAGGTTATCCGATCTGGTCAGAACACCTAAAACAAATAGGTTTCCCGACATTTCAGGTAGGTAATAGGGTTGTCACTGTGCCCAAGGATGCTTTTACGGATCGAGTTATCGCCATCGAACCTGGAATTAATATATGGTTCCAGAAAGGTGTCGGTAAAATGATTCGCAAGCGGCTCTTGGTACATGGGATTGACTTAACCACTCAAGAACGGAATCAGTCCTTAGCAAAGGTGGCTAGTAAAACTAACCATTTAGCAACGGTTGATTTCAGTTCTGCAAGTGATTCTATCTCTAAGAAGCTTATCGAGGAGGTGTTTCCACCTCATTGGTATGCCCTTATGAATAGTAGTCGATCACATTTCGGCCTAGTCAATGGCAATCTACTCCAGTGGGAAAAGTTCTCCAGTATGGGGAACGGATTCACATTTGAGTTGGAAAGCCTTATCTTCTTCGCTGCAGCGTTTTGTGTCTGCAAGTACCTTAATTTGGGTACTGAAGATATTAGCGTATACGGGGATGATGTAATAATTCCCGTAGAAGCTTATGACCTCTATTCTTCGTTTTGTGAATTCCTGGGCTTCACGGTGAACTTGGAGAAAAGCTTTACTTCAAGTTCACAATTTCGTGAGAGCTGCGGGGTCCATTTCTGCGAAGGTTCCGATGTCACACCCATATTCATAAAGAATGTGGTTTCGAGCTTATTTGAACTCTACATCATAGCGAACCAGATTAGGCTTCTAGCACATAGGAGGATGAATTTCCTCCATTGTGATTTGAGGCTGAAAAAGGCTTGGCTTATGTGTCTTACCGCGGTGCCGAAGAATTTACGTATCTTCGTCCCCTACGGGAAAGGCGATGGAGGTTTCATCGGTAATTTTGATGAAGCCACCCCTGTAGTTGCTGGTGATGGTATCGAAGGATACTATTTCCAGCAGTTCATACATGTCGGGATTACCCGATGCTCGGAAGAAGTTGGTCTAATGATGGACCGACTTTGGAACTACTCGGAACAAGAGTATGGTAATAACTATACTCTTAGGAGCCGAACACGCGTCTCTTTTCCTAAATCAGGGACGCTAGTATCACAGTGGTACAGTCTAG